ACAGGTACTTATGGTGGTATTAATCGTGCCAACTTTACCTTTTGGCGTAACCAAATTACCACAGGTGCAAGTTCAACAACAATGCTTGCTAAGATGACCGAAGCCGCTATTAAGCAGATTCGTGGCACAGACAAGGCTGACTTGTACATTGCTGGTAACAATTTGTATCAGTTCTTTGTAAACGCATTACAGGCTATTCAGCGTATTACTACCGAAGAAAGTGGTGCAGCAGGTTTTGCATCCCTCAAGTTCTACGGCGGTGGTACATCTGCTGATGTGGTACTAGGTGGTGGTATTGGAGCACAAGAAAATACAAACTATATGTATCTCTTGAACACTAATTACATCTTCTTCCGCCCACACAAAGAGCGTAATTTCGTACCTATCGGTGGTGAGCGTCAAGCCATTAACCAAGATGCGATTGTTAAATTGTATGGATTTGCTGGCAATATGACCACAAGCAACGCACAGTTGCAGGGTCTTTTGACAAATTAATCAATTAACCTAAAAAAGGAAATTATCATGGCTTATTCAGTTCTTCCTATAGCAGGAGTTGATTTAAATACCACAACTCCAATTAGTTTTTCTTATACTAACGGCACTACGGCAGTATCTATTCCTGACTTTGCTCCCTTGGGAACGCAAACTTTTGGAAATGATGGCTTTCGTTATGTGTTTGCACAAGCAGGTGCAGCAATTGCGGCATCAACCGCTACCTGTGTAATTAACGCATCTACATTCCAAGTTACTTTGGGTGCAGGTACATATGTGTCAGGTGCTTCTATGGCATCAGGCGATTATGGTTGGTTCAGCAAGGCTAGTGTTTAATACACTTTTGTAGTAAAAACAAAGGGTTACTCTTAACGGGGTAGCCCTTTTTTCTTTTAACCCTAACCACTTAGGAGCATTACATGGCAATAGATAGCGATAACCAAGACGCAGATTCACGCTTGGCAGTTAAGTTTTACAAGCGAGCCGTTCAACTAGAACACGAATCAAGCGAAGCTGGCAGACCAATATTCAAAGATTTTGACTTTGTACGCATTATGGTCGCTGGAGATAACCTGACTGAAATTGACACTTTTGCACGAGATAGCCATAAACAACGCTTTCCAAAGCAATGGCTTCAATATCAAGCTAGTCAAGACTCTAGTAGCGACATAATGGGCACACCTTTAGAACAATGGACTTTAATCAGTCAATCCCAAGCCCAAGAGTTAAAAGGTATCAAGTTTTATACAGTCGAATCTATTGCTAATGCTTCAGATTACCAGTTACAGCGCATTGGAATGATTGCGGGTATGCAACCTCATACCTTTAGGGACAAGGCTAAAAGCTATTTAAACCTTGCTACTGAAACCGCAGACGCTAGTAAACGGGATGAAGAAATTAATCAGCTAAAGCAAGAACTTGCCAAAAAAGACGAGGAAACTGCTAAAATTAAGGCTGAAACTGATGCGAAGCTCGCCCTAATGCAGGAGCAAATGGCGGCTGTACTTGCGGCAGTTGGTGAAAAGAAACCCCGCAAAAAGAAAAGCGTAGAGGAAGTTTAATATGTCATCAACGATGCTCCAACTCGTGCAACAGACCACTAGCGAGTTAAATCTTGCTATTCCCACCTATGTGGCGGGTAATACCAATCAGGATGTACAACAAGTTCTAGCCCTTATGAATCGCACTGGCTATGATTTGGTTAAGGAATACGATTGGCAAGGTTTACAGTTGGAGTATCGTTTCTATACCGATGCACAGACTTTTGTAGGCGATACAGTTAGCGACCAAAGTTATAACATTATTGTAACGGGTGACGCTACAGCCTTGAATGGCAATTATTCCATTACAGGCACAGGCATTAATCAAGATACCTATGTGTCAAGCGTAACTTACAACGCTGGTTTAAACCTATCTACCATTGTTATGAGCCAGTTAGCTAGTGGCACATACACAGGCGTAACCTTTACCTTTTCGCAGACCAAATACCCATTACCGCCTGACTTTGAAACCATTACGGATAATACCCATTGGGATAAGACAAAACATTGGCAGATGCTTGGCCCTGAAGATGCCCAACAATGGCAATGGCTAAAGTCGGGATATATCTCGACAGGCCCACGCATTAGGTGGCGTATTTTGGGTAACCAATTTCAAATTTGGCCACCATATAACACACAAGAGTATTTAGGTTTTGAGTACCGTTCTAAAGGATGGGCTAGAAGTGCTACTGACCAAGTTAAAAACAGCTTTACGGCTGACAGTGATACTACCGTTTTTGATAATACAGTTTTAGTTTTAGCTACAAAACTTAAGTATTTCCAAATTAAGTCGTTTGATACTACTGCGCTACAACAAGATTATATGAGGTATCTTAATATTGCCAAGGCTAACGACAAAGGTTCAGCAACCCTATCGTTTGCCCCATACCCAAGCAAAGTGCTTATTGGGTACGCTAATATTCCCGATACTGGTTATGGTAGTTAAGTATGGCGGTCGCTAAAAAGTTTACCGCTATTACTGCTTCGTTACCATCACCTATAGGTGGGTGGAATGCAAGAGATTCGCTTGCCGAAATGAACCCATTAGATGCCGTACAACTAACTAATTTTTATCCTACCCCTACCGATGTCACTATGCGTAAGGGGTATACTCGTTATAGCCTTTTAACAACTTCTACTGGCGTTGTTTCGATTAGCACTATTACCCATGTTGGTACGACTGCCACAGCTACGACAGCAACTTCACATAGTCTAACAACAGGCAAGTACATCAGTATTACGGGTTGTACTCCTAGCAATTACAACGGTATTTATGTAATTACGGTAATTAATTCAACAACATTTACTTATGTAATGACCTCTGTGCCTAGCGGTAATGCCACCGTTGTAGGAACTTACACTATTGGGCTGACTAACGAAGTACAGACTTTGATTAATTATGCTGCGCCAAATACCGCCAATCAAAAACTGTTTGCAATAGCTGACGGCAAAATTTACGATGTCACCACAAACCCTGCTACTTTAGTGTATTCAGGGTTAACTAATAGCCAATGGCAACATATTAATTTTTCTAATGCTGGTGGTAATTTTGTTGTTATGGTAAATGGCGTTGATGCCGCTATGGTTTATGACGGCACGGCTTGGTACAAAATGGCTACTACAATCACCGCACAGACCATTTCTAGCATTACAAGCGCAAGCACAACGGCTACCGTTACAACAAGTTCGGCTCATGGTTTAGCTAACGATAATCGAGTCGTAATTTCGGGTGCAGTAGAAGCCCCTTATAACGGCACTTTTAAAATTACAGTAACAGGAGCTACGACTTTTACTTACACAATGGCTAGTTCAACCACTAGCCCAGCTACAGGAACACCTGTTTATACCGTTTTAGGTATAGCTGGTGTTAATAGCAATTTATTTGTACATATAAACAGCTTACAAGAACGCATTTATTTTGTTGAAAAAAACAGTTTAGACTTTTGGTATATGCCTGTTAATGTTTTATCAGGCACGGCTGTTCAATTTCCATTAGGATCGATTGCCCGTTCAGGTGGCTTTTTACAAGCAATGGGTACTTGGACACTAGACGCAGGTTACGGAGTAGATGACCTTGGTGCTTTTGTCACTTCTATGGGTGAAGTCATTGTTTATAAAGGTACAGACCCTTCAGACGTTAATTCTTGGTCATTAGTTGGTGTATGGCAAATGGGTCAAACCTACGCAAGACGCTGTTTCTTTAAATGGTCTGGTGATTTGTTACTTTTAACCCAAGACGGTCTTGTACCAATGTCAGCCGCCTTGCAATCATCCCGTTTAGACCCCCGTGTTAATTTAACCGACAAAATTTTTTATGCTGTTAACCAAGCGGCAAACCTTTATTCAAGTAATTTTGGGTGGCAAATAAACTATTTTGCTCCATCTAATATGCTAATTCTTAATATTCCTGTTACTTATGGCACAGAACAATTTGTAATGCACAATATTACAAAGTCTTGGGGTCGTTTTACTAATATTCCTGCTAATTGTTGGGAAGTATCAGGTGCAGATGGAATGTTCTTTGGCTCTGCTGGCTTTGTTGGTAAGTTTTATGAAGGTTTTAGCGATGCTGGCAATAACATTGTAGCCAACGCCCAACAAGCGTACAGTTATTTTGACAGCCGAGGGCAGTTAAAACGCTTTACGATGGTACGCCCTATCCTACAGACCGATAACATTGTGCCAAATATTTTATGCGGTATTAGCACCGATTTTGACACCGTAAATTTATCTAATCAAATTACTTTTAACCCTACTGGGGCTAACATCGGTATTTGGGATACAAGTACATGGGATAACGCTTTATGGGGGGCTGGATTAACGGTTTCTAAGGTATGGCAAGGGGTTAACGGTATAGGTTATGCTGGATCAATCAATATCTCTGTAGCTTCCCAAGGAATTGACTTTCATTGGGCATCAACTGATTATGTAATGGAAAAAGGTGGAGTTATTTGAGGACAATTACGACTGAAAATCAACGCTATTTAGGCGAATGGTTAGTCAGAATCCTCAATTTTCCTCTACCTGAAACCACCCAATGTATCGGGCAGATGAAGGATGGTAATTTAGTAGCAGTAGCGGGATACACCAATTTTATGCCAAAAGCGTGTGAGATTCATATTGGTAGTGTTGGTGAGCATTGGGCGAGTAAAGATTTTATATGGGCGGTGTTTGATTACCCCTTTAATAAACTCGGTGTTAGCGTTATACTAGGTCAAATCTGTAAGGACAATGAAGATGCCTTAAGATTAAACCGACACCTTGGTTTCAAAGTGGTAGCCGATATACCTGATGCCCACATGAGTGGGGATTTAGTCATAATGGCAATGAGAAAAGAGGAGTGTCGGTTTCTTAACATCCGATGCCCTCTAAACAAGGGAGAATGACATGGGTGGTGGTGGATTTTTAGGATTAGGGCCTGCGCCAAGTGCGCCTGCTGCGCCTGATTATTCAGGAGCGGCTAGAGAAACTGCGGCAGGTAATGTGGATGCTGCCCGTGTTGCTACTGCGGCAAATCGAATTAACCAAGTTACTCCTTATGGAAGCCTGACTTATACACAATCAGGTGAAGATAAGTATGGCAACCCTACATATACAGCTACACAAGCACTTAGCCCCGATCAGCAAAAATTATTAGATATTCAAAATCGAATAAGCGGCAGTTTAGGCGATGTAGCTAGTAAAGGCGTTAGTTATGTTGAGAATATGCTTAACACGCCTTTTGACACCAGTAGATTGGCAGAAATGCAATCTAGGGTTAATCCAGCGGATATGCAACGCCTTACTGGTCAAGCCAATCTTGGTCAAATCGGTCAGGCAGAAGCCCAATTACGGGCTGGACAATCACCTAACTTACAAACCTCGTTAGGTCAAAATGTTGGGATGCAAGGATGGGATAGGGCTAGTAATTTATTAATGTCACGCCTAGACCCACAGTTACAGCGTCAAGAACAGCGTTTAGATGCTCAGTTAGCAGCACAAGGCATTCCGCTTGGATCGGAAGCCTATACACGTGCTAAATCTGACCTTGCAATGCAACAAAATGATGCTAGAACACAAGCGCAATTACAAGCGCAAGGTATTCAACAAAATCTATTTGGTCAAGAACTGCAAGCTGGTCAGTTTGGTAATCAAGCCATGTTGGGTCAAAACCAAGCGCAGTTGGCTAACCTTGGGTTTACTAACCAAGCCCAACAACAAGACTTTGCTAACCGCATGGCTGGTATGGGATTTAATAACCAGCAGATTCAGCAGATGTATCAAAATCAAGTTGCACAACAACAAGCTAATAACGCTATTGCACAGCAAGAATATGCTAACCGTATGGCTGGTGCAAACTTGTCAAATCAAGCCCGTCAACAGGGTTTACAAGAGCAAGCGTACTTGCGTAATGAACCACTCAATACACTATCTGCGGTTCGTACTGGTTCACAGGTGACAGGCCCACAATTTGTTAATTCGTTTAATCAAGCAACAACGGCTGGCCCTGATCTTTTAGGTGCTGCTGGTATGCAATACAACGCCCAAATGGGTGACTTTAACGCCAAGCAAGCTGCCCAAGCTAACCTTAATCAAGGTTTGTTTAGTTTAGGCGGTTCAGCAATGATGATGTCAGATATAAGACTTAAAGAAAACATTAAACCTGTAGGCGTAATGCCTAACGGCTTGACCCTTTATAGCTTTGAATATGTTGATGAGGTCAAATCA